AATAATATACCTGAAGAATTAAAAGAAAAATTAAAAATAATTTTAGCGGATTCCATGGGTGCATTAGATAATCCAGAAATTAATGCCGTTAATAAAAACAATTATACTAATAAATCATCTTCTATGAAAAGTAATATTTTACAAAGAACTCTTCGTAATTTAAATGGTATATTAGATTTTTATTCGGAACCGGGTCAAGTTAAATTTTGCGATGCTGTTAAACGTTTATTTAATTATGGTAAAATTGTAGAATATGATCCAACATATAAAGTTCTAATGAGTCATGGAGGTGGAATGGATGAAACTATTTTTAATAAATTAAAAACAAGTAGTGATTTATTACAATCTTTTAAAAATTCTACATCTAAAATGGATTATTTTTCACGAATTGAATGGTTTAGATTAGAATTAACGAAACCTTTATCAAAAATATACAATGATACTTCCAATATATCATCAATAGAAGAATTATGTGATAATGTGAATCTTCTTTTACGACAAGTATCAGTGAATACAAATGGATTTAATAATTTTTCACAAACAGTATCTAATAGGAATAATATTTGCCCTGAATATTATTTATTACAGGCAATGGGTTTAAAAGGAGAAACTGGAAAGCCATTTGCATCTTTTGTTGAATCATGTGATACTCCTGGTGGTTGTGGTGGACCAAAAGATAGTACTCAGGAATATTCTACTTTTTTAAAAGAATTACACAAAATGGGTGTTGATGTTATTTCATGTGGGCATATTCCACAATGTATTCCAGTTCCACTAATATATAAAAGACAAACATTTGGAACTAATAATAATACTAAATTAGATCCTATTGTATTTATTTTAAATGATACAAGTAATGGATATAGACCTTCTAATATAGATGATGTTTCTAAAGTTCCTTTAAGTTTTATTCAGAAAATGGGAAATACTACTCATGTAGGAGTTGGATTATTTGATAATAGTAGAATGATAGAGTGTAATACTGAAAAACATCTTTTCGGGAAAAATACAAGTACTATGAAACCTTCTAATAAAAATTTTGCATGTCAATTAGAAAATAATAATCTAAATAAATTTATTGAAGGTACTCAAATCGAGAATAAGCATTCTAAAGAACCGAGTCTTTTTAGGAAAATGACTAGATATTTTAGAAATACAAGTGGTAGAGATCGCCGTTATAGTAGAACGGATTTTGTTAAGTCTGGTGCACAGCCTTTATTATTATTACGTAACTTGAAACAAAAATCAAATGAAATGGGATTAACTGCTAAATTTAATAGTATTGTAGATAGTACCCAGTCTTTAAAAGAATTTGAAGTATTATTAAGAACATGGAATATAAAATCTAAAAATCTTCCATGTTTTATTAATCATTTCGTTGATGGAAAAGTTCAACAAAAAAATGGAAGTGGGAAAGTTGTAAAAAATAGTAATGGCAAAAATATAATGATAGATGGTTGTGTTCCATTTAAATATATTAAATATACAGATTCACAATATTTAAAATTTAATGGTGGATTTAGAAAACCTGCAATTGTAGGTTTAAGCGATATACCTCCAAAATGTAATTTATTTAACTCTACAATTAATGAAAAAACCCAGCCCGTTTTTTTAGAGGAACATATGCAATTGAATGAACGTAATCCTACAATTAATGAACAATTCACTTCAAATTTACCGAAACAAACTGTTAATAATAAACCTGTTAATATATCAGTAAGAAACCTCAAATCCCTTATCGATGATAAATATTATAAAGATAAAGAGTTTGTACAAAAATCCCCTTGGGGGGCTGGAAAATATGTTTTTTTAGGTAAATTTCTAGGAGAAAAAAATATTCAGGACTGGCATGATGGTCTTAGGGCGCAATATCAGTTTAAACATAAATACATTAATGATAGTACTACTCGAGTTGAAGTATTTAATAAGGCAAAACATGGAAATATTAATAAATAATATCTTTTAATCATCATATTAAGATTATTTTAATTATTAAATATATTATTTAATAATTAGGTAAAAATATTAATATAATGAATATTACTAAAAATAATAAAGTTGGTAATATAATTTATATAATATTCTTATATTTAACTATTATATATTTTACACGCGATGAATATATGAATGGATTTCGCGCGATATTATCTAAAAATAACATTTCAACGATTGAATTCTTTGATATATCTTTTTTTATTTATTTAATTTGCATGGAATCTATGCGCGAGAAAGTTATTTTAGACGTAGTTTCAAGACTCAAAAAAATAGATACTATAATAACTCGACGGATTTATAAAAATGTTCATCTTAAAGTGGAAGAGAAAATTAGTGACATATTATTAGATATTGAAAATCAAGTTTGTAAGGGATTTGAGGGAAATAGTTTTTGCGGGAAAGAAGAAGTTCACAAAAATATAATTGTAGTTAAATTATTTATTATTAAATATATTAATATGTCGATTGATAAATTATTTAATGATAATGAAAAAGCTGGAATAAAAGAATTGTATGACAAAGGTGATATTAAAAAGATATGTGAAGAATTAATATCTAAATTAGGCATAGATGATAATAACCATTTTTATTATAATGTATATTTAATTATTAAAGAATCTTTGCGAAGACGCGGATTTAGAAATGAATTATCTGGTGCTGTGACGGGGCTTCATATAGGATTAATATTAGATGGTAATAGGCGATTTGCTAAGAAAAATAATCTTGTTAATGGACATTTATTTGGTAGTTTTAATGCGATTCGTATTATTAACTATCTTTATAATAGTGGATGTGTAAAAGAGTGCACACTTTATGTTTTATCTTATGATAATTTAATTAAAAGAACTTTAGAAGAGAAAGAAATTATTTTTGGAATTATATATTCTTATCTTTTGGAATTAATAAATTGTTTAGTAACTTGTGGAAATATATATGTTCAATTTATTGGGGAAATTGATAAAATGCCTGAAAATATAAGAGTTAGGATGAATGAGATTATGCATATTTGCGGTGGAAAAAATATTGAAGAGTGCTTTATTATTAATTATGCCATTGCATATGATGGACGACGGGAAATTTATTATTGTATGAAAAAACATTTTTTAGAAGGAATCGAGTGTGAAGGTAGTATAATAAATGATTCATCAGAAATGTGGTTGAAAAGGGATATCGACCTTGTTATTAGAAGTGGTGAAACGAAAAGGATGTCATCATTTTTTCCTTGGCAAACTATATATTCTGAATGGTATTTTTTAAATAAATATTGGCCTGAAGTTAATGAAGAAGATATATATGAAATTATTAATGATTATAAGGATAAAACATTAAATTTTGGCGCTTAAAATTACACTTGTAAGACTTTTGTCTTAAATTCTTTTACAAAATATTTATTCACGTCTTTTATTACTAATACAAATGCATTTTTATATTTATTTGGTATAATAATTATTACTATTACAACTATAAAATATATTGTCATCACATAATTTAAAAAGCGATTTATCCTTGTTGATAAAGGTGTTATATCATCCTTATCTTCTTTTTTTAAATCTATTATACAATAAACAATATAAGGTACTATTAATACGGGCTGAAATCCATATATTAATGATGTATCGTCATAATTTAAAATAAATGTATAAAATAACCATATAATATGAAATGAAATTATTACTATTAAAGTATATAATTTCGCCCATATTTTATAATTTATCTGATCATATAAATTGAATTTTGTTGATTTAAATTTTTTTAAATCATTCATACACAAATATATAATAAATCCTGCTATAAAAAATGTAAATAAATATATATAATGATTCATCTAATATATCATTAGAAATAAATTTATAATATTTATTTCTAAAAAATATTATTATATAATATATGAATAATACTTTTAATAATTATATAAAAAATTTAAAGAATAAAAAATTTAACGATAAAAATATTTCTTCTTTTTTAAGTGATTTATATAAATTTAGACAAGAGTGTGGTATTAATAGTAATAATAAAACTACACAATTTTTTAATAAACATATTCTTATAAATAATATAGAAAAAATTAACTTTATAAAATTTAAATTAAGATATATTATGATTGAATATATTAATAAATGTAATTTTAAAAAATTAAAAGAACTTTTAATTAAATTAAATAAATCTAATTTTAGTGAAATATTTAAGAATTATGTTTCACAGATATATTATTCAATTTTATATGACGAAATATTGAGTAGTAAATGTAATATTGAAAAGTATAAAAAGGGATTAAAAGAAATATTTTACGCGTTAAATAATTTAACAAAGATACCGAATAATACACCTGAAAAATTAAACATACAAACTGAAACCCCAAATAATAATAATTTACAATGGTTAAAATGAGGAAGAACAAGATAATCCCCATAAATCAATTTAAAAATAATATTCATAAATATTTAATTATAGAAATGGAAGAAATAATAGAAACTAAATCAAAACAAAAAAAACATATTTTATATCCATATCAAAATATTAATAAAGTCGAAGTTGGTATTGATGAAGCTGGACGTGGTTGTCTTTTTGGTAGAGTATATATTGCAGGTGTTATTTTACCACATAATATTCAAGAATTATGTGATGAAGAAGGAATTGTTATAAAAGATTCTAAAAAATTAAATAAAAAATCTCGTGATAAAGCTCGTTATTTTATTGAAAATCATGCTTTAGACTATAATGTTATTTACAAAGATAATAATTTTATTGATGAATATAATATTTTACAAGCAACATTATTAGGCATGCATGATGTTATAGATGGTTTACAAATATCACCTGATAAAATATTAGTGGATGGTGACAAATTTATAAGATATTATGATAAAAATAGTGATGAAATTGAACATGAATGTGTTATTGAAGGAGATAATACTTATATGTCTATCGCGGCTGCATCAATATTAGCAAAGAGTTATAAAGACGAATTCATTAAAAATATTGTAGAAGAAGAACCTGAATTATCTAAATATGATTTAGTTAATAATAGTGGTTATGGAACAAAAACTCATTTAGAAGCCATTAAGAAATATGGTATTTCAAAATATCATAGAAAAACATTTGGTATTTGTAAAGAATATACTTGTTAGTTGGAATAATTTTTAATTTTTTATAATATCTTTTTGTTAAATATTTAAAAATAATATCCTTATTTTTAATAATTATGAGTAATATTAAAAATGATTTTGAAAATGATACAAAAGATTTTGATAAATTTATAAATGTAAATATATATATTAATGGACTATTCTTAATTGATAATGAAGAAGACAAACTTATTACATTTAGAATAAATTTATCTAATTTTGAAAATCATAAAAAAGAATGTTGTGATATAATACGACCTTTTATTGAAGAGAAAATAAAAAAACATATTGTTAAAAAAATAAAGGAGAATTGTACTAATATAGTTGAAATGAGTAGAAAATATAAAATACCTATTAAAAATATATTGTATTCATTATTTATTAATAATCGTATTGATAATATTGATATTATATGGGGGGCATCTTCTATAAAAGAATTTAGATATGTTCCTATAAAACATTATTTGGACTTTGAAGAGGACTCTTTATATCTAAAAACTAAAAAATTTAAATTCAAAAAATCATTTTAATTATGTTTAACCATAAAATATTTATTTTGTTAGATTTTTTGTTAGATTATTTTGTTAGATTATTATGTAAAATAGACAAATCTGTTTTTCTATAACCATCATAATATTTTTTAATAGTATCTTTATCATCTAATATTATTTCAAAATGTCTAAAATTAAAATAATGACTTATATCAAACTTTACACATTTTTGTAAACACATATATACTGGCATAATAAGTCCCTTTAAAGGGTCTATATCATCTGGATATGTTTCTAATGCAATATTTAAATATATTAAACAATAATTTGCTATATAATAAAATAAATATTTTGTTGGATGATTAATAGTATAAAATAAAAGTATTTTATCATAATATTCCATTATAAACGACGATGAATTAATTATTTGCGTATCTTCCGTACAATAATCAGTGTATTTCATTTCACGCTCTTTTAAAGTATTAATATTTTTTAATAATTTTTCAGTGAAAAAGTGCTCTGTTAATAAATCGGGATTATATATTGTTTCATAATATTTATTAATGGCTTCATCCTCTGACAAAAATTCTGTAAAAAATTTTAAAATATTCTTATCATGATAATCATATGGCTCACCTAATTTCCATCCTGAATTATTAGGGTCGGTTATATAAATATTAAATGGATGATAATAATCAAAGAATAATGACGGAAATAATATTTTAATACACCATTTATTTACTGAATTGAGAATTGATTTTGTCGAATACTTATAATTATTATTATAGTTTTCTGATATTGGTTGAATTATTATAAGGTCAAGCTGTGGCAATATATCTCTATATAAAACATCTAATTCCTCTTCGGTCATTACAAATATAGGCTTATACACTATATATTCATATCGACTTTTAAAAGTCTCATTTGACAATAAAAAATGACTTAAAGCATCTGCTTGACAATTACCTATAATTGTAAATTTTTTTAACATTTATATTATTTTATATTAAAAAATATATTATATTTATACAAATTGTT